CACAGCCCAGGACGCGTAGGTGAGAGCCTCAGTGCTCTTCTTCTCACAACGAAGCCCTTTGTCCAGTATTGCGTCACGTAGGTCAACCAGCGCGCTGAGGTAGTCAAACTGGTCCTTCGGATGGTTCCTCAGAGGACGAGGGCGGCGGGCATTCCGTTCGTAGGCGTCGGGCAAGGTGGCGTTGATCCAATCCTCCTTCAGGCCAAGCAATATGCCCATCTTCTCCTCCAAAGTGCTGCGTTCCTTATCAACCAATGCCTCAAAGAGGCTACCTCCGGAAAGCAGCGCATTGCAGATCGCCTTGATGGATCCCATCGCATCCTCTAGCAGGGACTTGCCGCTTATGATTTGAGGCAAAGCCGCGCGTATGACCCCCTCTACAAGACCCGGGGCGTCCTTTGTCTTGACCACCGACTTGCCCAAGAGAAGGCAGGTGAAGGCCCCTATGACGAAGCGCATGAGCCTAGTCCAGCCTGGCGTAGTTCTGTAACTCATATACATCTCTCCAATCTTGAGAAAGGGCTGGCTGAACATTGACTGCGGCTGCACCTCAAGAGGGCGCAAAGCGAGGGAATCGACACAGTGGGTAATGGTGTCGATGCCAAGAGCTGAAACCTGTGCCATGAGAAAAGTGACGACCTGAGTAGGAGTATCGAGCGTCGCCAGGTGAACCGCGCTAGTCACGATGACAGTCACTCGGGAAACAGTACGTCCCCCAAACATCGCAAGCGCAGACGCGAGGTGTTTCTTCACTCCAATGATCATCTCGACGTCATCATCCTCCGGCTCTGCAGTGCTCACACTCGGAACAGTGCCGAAGCTCTCCCATGCCTCAACGCCAGATCGCACACGCGTGCGCATCTCGCGGAGATCGGGAGGCCCGTCATCCGTGACGGGCAGTGAGGGATCCCCGACCCTCTGGACTCCCAAAAGTTCTCTAACGTCAAATCTATCGCGCTCCTCACCCATATCGATGTCCATGGTATTGCTACTCATATCAGTAGTCGCATGGGGTCTCAAGGACGAGACCCACATACGACCACTGTACTTTATGTACAGGTGGTCGTTGGTGGGTCGACACGTACCTTAACTCGCCAGGGGCGAGCGTCAGATAACCGCAGGAACGAAGTTCAAGCAGCCACTCCCGCGCATGCAAAGCATGTTTTCCGCGGGCATACGAGTCTTTGGTCCCTGTGAGAAGCTGCTAATAGATGGAACAGCCGCTCCCAGGCGCAAAATCATTCACAAAGCGTAGGGCGCCCCCTTCGGATGGCTGTAACTCACAGCTTTAACTCCTGAATTTCTATCGCCCGGAGTGACGCAAGCGAGATCTTGCCTATGTATTTGAGTGCCGACAATGAGCACCTGATTCTTCGCGTGAGGCGGAAAGAAGAGCTTCAAATGGGCTGAAGCGAAAGCCTGTGCTGATGGCCAGATGGCCAGAGATGCTCCTAGTAAGCGATCACAGCACTGAGACATGCCAAATGAAACTAGAATGATAGGCCTCTTCGCATCCTTAGGTAAGGATTGAGTGGATAGGACTGACTCGAGCGAAGTGTTGAAAATAATTTAAGATTATTTGTTACCTAACGCCTATCGTATAGGTAGTTGGGGTTTTCGCAATAACGCAGCGAATACGACATGCTATAAGGCCCGCATGTTGGGCCTGTACGGTTTGAGGGAGACCGTAAACCAGGTTTTAAAACTCCCATTGAAGAGACTCCCTTCATGAGGGATGGTGGTGTTCCATTCCCTACATGAATCAGAGGACATCTCCAATAAGCGCAACAGAGGCGCAAAAGTAATGAAACATTGACTTTACAGCGGTAACGCGGAGCCGCTGCGGATGGCAAGAT